GTCTTGTGGATGTTTTCCAATTGTAAGTGATATTGGAGCACTCAGAGAAGTTTCTTTTGATCGTGGAAAATACATTCCAATGATAGGAGAAAATACTAAGAGTGGATGGAAACCATCTACAAAGTTTATCAATGAGTTTGCACAAGAAGTTTCAAGGTGTTTTGATTTCTTTGATAAGCAACCAGAAAGTTTTTATGCTGCAACAAATGAATTATCATCTATCACTAGAAAAAATTATAATTGGAAATATATTTCTGAACAGTGGAGTAATTTTATAGAAGTGGTTACAGAGAAAGCAAAGTTTATTGATGACCAATACATTTATACTGAAGTTTATGAGAAGAATGAGTATGAGGTAGAGAGTTTTGATAAAGATGATGTAGTGATAGACATTGGAGCACATAGAGGATTTTTTACAAAACTTTGTATGGATAAAGGATGTAAACAAGTTCATTGCTTTGAACCAGAACCAGAAAATTTTCAGCAACTTATGAATAATCTAAAAGATTATAACCACTTTCAACCTTATAATCTTGCAGTTTCTGATAAAAAAGGTGAGAAAAACCTAATGAAAATGGATGGATGGAATACTGGAATACATTCATTCTACCAATCAAATGGTGTTCCTATTAAGGTGCAGACAGTATCATTAGATGACATTCTTATTAATTTTCCTAAAGTATCTTTAATTAAAATTGATACTGAAGGTGCAGAGTGTGAAATCTTATTGAATTCTAAACTTTTATTTAAAGTAGATAAGATTGTGGGAGAGTATCATAACTACATGAACAATCATGCTCTTCAAAATATAATTAATTTTTTAGAAAGTAAAAACTTTAAGATCGAAAAGATAAAAAAACATAATGCAGGTAGTGGAACTTTCTTTGCCGTTAATCATACTAAATAAAGTAACAAGATTAAAAAAATTGATAAGTATGTCTAACAATTATGAAGCAATTGCACTTGCATCTTCTACGGAAGTTTTGGATGATAAGAATGAATTCATGTTCAAAGTTCTCAATGAAGCAAATCGATGGACTGAAAGTGAAGTAGAACTTGCACAAGGCCGTTCAGATTTTCAAATTGAAAAGTTTATTATTCATGATAGTTTCACTATTCCATCTGCATTTAAATCTGCATTAATTAATCGTAAGAGTGTTGCAGAAGGTCTCCTTTCAAAAATTATTGATGCAAAGAAAGAAGCAAGAGAGTTTTATTATAAGTGGGAAGGAAAGGATAAGACACAACCAATCTGGTGGAAGACCCGTGATGGTGGTGAAGAATTATGTTGGTATGATATTGATGAGTTTCATTTTCATCGTATGCTTGAGGGACTTAATCATGGTTTTAAATCATCGGTCCAAGAACTTGAATGTTTTGATAAATTGATTAGTCGTTTGATTGAATTGAATGGTGGTAAATTAGTTAGTAAAAAGCAGTTTGATGCAGACCAACCAGACTATTGGGAGAGAAGACTTTCGAATCAATCTATTGATGATTTGTTTGCCGCAAAAACTGGTGTGAATGCAGGTAATATTCGTTCTATGAGAAGAGCAAGTGCTCCTACTGTATTGGAAAATGATGTGAATAGAACTAAAGGATCATTTGGTGATCCAACTAATCCTCTCGACTTTCTGAGTAAACTTCAAGAGAATGTTTCTGCTGGTATTTCTGAAATTACTAGTATGGATCAAAAAATTCTTTCATCTATTGAGGAAGAACAAAAGCAATTTAATGGATCATTATTTAACCAAGAATTAAAACAGTAAAATCTTATGGCTATCATAGGAGACGTATTTGGATTAACTTCTATTTACGATAGACAAGTAGAAAATATTGCAAATGATAACTTCGAAAGTTGGCCAGAGAGCGCTACTTATGGTTACTTTGGTGGTGGTGAGGCACCACCTCAAGTCTGTACAATAGACCGTATTGATTTCTCAAATGAGACTTTATCATTACCAGGAACTGGATTACCTCAAGCAAAAAGATATTTAGCAGCAGTCTCAAGTAGTTCTTATGGTTACTTTGGTGGTGGTTATTCATCTCCACCTAATACTTATTATGGCACAGTAGACCGTATTGATTTCTCAAATGAGACTTTATCATTACCAGGCAACGATTTACCTCAAGCAAGAGCTGGTTTAGCAGCAGTCTCAACTAGTTCTTATGGTTACTTTGGTGGTGGTTATTCATCTCCTCCAGCTACTTATCACAGCACAATCGACCGTCTTGATTTCTCGAATGAGACTATATCAGACATAGGTGACTTATCTCAAGCAAGAAGATATTTAGCAGCAGTCTCAACTAGTTCTTATGGTTACTTTGCTGGTGGTACTGCTCCACCTCAAGTCTGTACAATCGACCGTCTTGATTTCTCTAATGATACTGTATTAGATATAGGTGATTTATCTCAAAAAAGACGAAATGTAGCAGCAACCGAAAGTAGTTCTTATGGTTACTTTGGTGGTGGTGATACTCCACCTTATGTTGACACAATCGACCGTATTGATTTCTCGAATGAAACTGTATCGGCACCAGGTAATAATCTATCTCAAAGTGGAGATGGTGCAACAGCAGTCTCAAGTAGTTCTTATGGTTACTTTGCTGGTCGTTGGGGCGGTGGCCACAAAAGCACAGTAGACCGTATTGATTTTTCGAATGAAACTACATCGGTACCAGGTAATCATCTAACTCAAGCAAGAAATAATTTATCAGCACTCTCCGGAGGAGCATCATACCGAATAAGTGGATCAAGAACTTATGGTTACTTTGGTGGTGGTTTTGAGGTAAATGATGGTAATTTTGTCTGTACAATCGATCGTCTTGATTTCTCTAATGAAACTGCATCGGCACCAGGAACTGGATTACCTCAAGCAAGAAGATATTTAGCAGCAACCTCAAGCAATTTTTATGGTTACTTTGCTGGTGGTTCTGAACCACCATCAGTCTGCACAATAGACCGTCTTGATTTCTCTAATGAGACTACATCGGTACCAGGAACTGGATTACCTGCAGCAAATCCACAGTTAGCAGCATGTTCAAGTAGTTCTTATGGTTACTTTGGTGGTGGTTATACTGGTGTTCGTACCTGCACAATCAACCGTCTTGATTTCTCGAATGAAACTATATCGACACCAGTAACTGGATTATCTCAAGCAAGAGATGGTTTAGCAGCAACCCAAAGTAGTTCTTATGGTTACTTTGGTGGTGGTTATGCTCCACCTTTTGGGTGGATCTGCACAATAGACCGTATTGATTTCTCTAATGAGACTGTATCGACGCCTTTTGGAGCAGGGAATGGTTTATCTCTAGACAGATCTAATTTAGCAGCAACTTCAAATAGTTCTTATGGTTACTTTGCCGGAGGTAGTTCATTTTCACCCCCATCAGTCTGTACAATAGACCGTCTTGATTTCTCTAATGAAACTATATCAGACATAGGTGATTTATCTCGAACAACACATATGTTAGCAGCATGTTCAAGTAATTCTTATGGTTACTTTGGTGCTGGATCTTATGTCTGTACAATAGACCGTCTTGATTTCTCTAATGAGACTATATCAGACATAGGTGATTTACCTCAAGCAAGAACAGGATTGGCAGCAGTTTCCAACTAAAACTAAATAAAAATACTTACATCATTATGATATGAATGATATACTTAGAAATGTATTGATACAACCAAAAGTTGTATCAAAAGAAGGAATTGATTTTTTAGTTAATCATGCAAAAAATGCACCCAAAGATAAAATGGGAGTATTTGATGGAGAGAAAGCAAATCAAAACAAAGAAGATCATCCATCAAAAATTGATTTGAATGTAAGAAATGTAGATTGCTCTGATACTTCAAAAATTATAGAAGAGATTAAAGAACTTTATAATAATATTGTTCATCACGTAATCAATCCATTTTATGAGTTTAAGATAAGAGATAGTGAGTCTCCTCAGTTACTCATATATGAACCAGGAGGACACTATAAAGGGCATTATGATGCAGTATCAAGGTGGAAAAACCCTGATGGATCTATTATCTGGAAGAAGTCTGTAGATAGAGATTTATCAACAATTCTTTTTTTGAATGATGATTTTGAAGGTGGAGAATTTGTATTTCCAGATCTCAGAGTTCGTATTAAACCAGAGCCAGGTTTATTAGTTACCTTTCCATCTTCGCAGTTTTATCTCCATAAAGTAGAACCAGTAATTTCAGGAACTCGTTTTGCAATGGTAAATTGGATGACTGTTCAAGGTATGCCTACGAAAGCAGAGATTGATAAAGAGATAGAAGATAAATACAATATAAATGTGTACTGATAAAAATGTCTCAATTAATTAAGCACTTTTTAGTGGATAGAGATACTGGAGAATGGATAAAGGGTAAAATTAGAGGGTATGTATTTCCAAAATTAAAGGGATTGGAAATTGTTTATCGTTTAACTGATGTAAATGGAGATCATATCTGCCTATCAAAAGTTCCAGAGTATTTTGAGTATTCAAAAACTGTAACTCCAAGTGTCTTGACTGAATATCAAAATGACTCAAATATTACAGTAGTAAGTTCTACTGAAAAACAGGTTGAAGAACCTGTTATAAACGAAGAAACTGGAGAACCAACAGGTGAAACAACCACAGTAACTTTGCATGATGTAACTTACAGAGAAACAAATACTGTTGTAGAAAATGATGGACTCAAAATTTTAACTCAAGAGGAATGGAATACTGAAATTTCTAATTATGATGCAAGACAAACTGAAAAAAGATATGGTGAAATAAGAATAATTAGAGATGAAGTTTTGAAAGAAACTGATTGGATGGTTATAAAGACAAAAGAGAGTGGGAGTAATTTATCAGATGAATTTAAGAATTGGAGAACCACTCTAAGAGATTTACCATCTGTGGGAATTACAACAGATGTTTTTCCTGCTTCTCCGTCTTCAGTTGAAGTTGATGCAAATATCACTAAAGACTATTCCCAAAAATTAAGATCTATTGTATTGATTAATGATACTCTTCCCGCATTACCGGAAGAGGATTTAGGTAGTGAGTAAGTCATAACACTTTTGGTCCTTATCATAAGCATATTCGGCATAAGGACCATTCTTTCTTACATAATGTAGGAATAGTTGCATAAAACTATCATTCTTATGAGTTCTTAATGGACTTCTCCAATGAGGCACAATTGTTCCTAAGTATGCAAGACCATCACCCGTAGGAGTCACGACTTCTCTGCGTTTTCCCGTAAGATCTTTAAGTTTGATAGGCCATTTCGCATCACCAGAAATATTCATAGTAACTGATACCTCACAAGAAGGTCTATCAGTATGACAATTCATCCATCCTTTATTATGATAAGTTGTTGTGAACCAGTAAGAAGGAATGAGTTCTTCTCCTAATATTTCTTCAAGAATTGGTTTCACTCTATGAACTACAAATGTTGATGATGATGGAGCATAACAAGTTAATACTCTTCCTCTTTCTTCATCCCAGTGCCCTTCAAGAGATCCTAAATCACTTATGGCACCACAAAGATTTTGATATTTAATTCTTATTGCTTCTTCTTTGGTAATAATTTCTGGTAGGTAATACCAACCTTTATCGGAAAAACTGCTCATCACAAAATCTGTTCTTACTATTATTTATTGTCTTTTTTATGGTATAATATTTAAAATGAAAAAATATTTAGAATTAACTATCACAGACTTTATATCTTTTAACTATTTTATATGAAGACATTTTATTTTATGGCAGGGTTGCCCAGATCGGGTAGCACTTTGCTTTCGTCTATTCTAAATCAGAATCCAAGATTTTATTCTGGACCATCAAGTCCTGTACTTGGTGCAATGTATGCAATGGAGGAAAACTTCACTGCTAATGAACTTTACACTGGATATCCAAAACCAGATCAGGTAAAAGAAATCATTGGTAGTATTCCTCATCATTTTTATAGTGATATAGAAAACCCTGTTGTCTTTGATAAGAATCGTGCATGGACGGCTAGAGTGCCATATATTGAGGGATATATTGGCCAGCAGGCAAAGATTCTTGTTCCTGTTCGTAGAGTGGATGAGATTCTTGCGTCTGTGATTACAATGATTCATCGTAATCCTTTTCAAGAAGGACAGGATAGAATTAATTTTGTTGATGAGTATTTGGTAAAAACAAACACACCAATCAATGATTATAATAGGTGTATGCATCTTATTAATCCTGATGGTATTGTGTATGAGTCTCTGAATGCAATCATGGAAGGGTTTACACAAAATGTGCGTGACAAAATGCACTTTATAGACTATAATGACATGGTGAGTAATCCTGAGCAAGTTATGGAAGACATCTATGATTTCTTAGGAGAAGAATATTATGAACATAAGTTTGATGGTCTTTCTAATATTCATAGAGAGAATGATATCAACACTTATGGACTGAATGATATGCATGAGGTTCATTCTAAACTTGAGAAAACATCTTCCTCACCAGAATCAATATTACCTGAAGAGATTCTCAACCTCTATAATGAAAATAAGGAATCACTTGAGTTTTGGAGTTCTAAATAAAAAGTAAAAGAAATAAAAAAAATGACAATTCAATTTTCTAAAAGCATTACAAGAATTGATGTTGTAAATTCTGGAGATAAAGATTTAGTATCTAATGTAGAAGTTGAATTTACTTCTTATGACGATTCTAATCAGGAGGGTACAACTATTAAATCTAATGAATCATTTGAACTTAGCACAGATGGTAGAACATCATCTTCTGATGGGTGGGTAGCATATGCTAGTTTGGATGCGGCAACCGTTGAAGGGTGGTTGGGTTCCGAATTAACGAATAGAATAACATCGGTTCA